AGGCCGGTCGGCCGGAATAGGCTGCCGGATGCTAAATGGCTCCATGCCACAGAAGTTGGGGAAGGTCCAACGATGCGGGTTCAAGTCCCGCCCGGCCTGCCTGTTGTCTTTCCGTGAGAGAACGCCCGCGATCACCAGCGGCGAGGAGGAAACGATGAGTGAACCAAACGAGACAGCCGAGCCGTCTGGTGCATCCGGTGGTTCGCCGGCGAACTATCCGGCCATTCCGGACAGTTGCCTGCGTGGCTCAACGGTAGAGCAGCGTGGTAAGCGTAACTGTTTTTGCGTGTTTCCCACGCGGGAAAACAATAGGAACCGGGAAATAGCCACATGAGGCTGGCAAGATAGGCAAGGAGGTCATCTTGATTCTGCGTTCGTACCAGGCTGAGTCTGTAGACACCGGACTCGTGGCCGTGCATGACCGTGTTGAGGCCATGCTGGTTGGCATGTTCACTGGGGCCGGGAAGACAGTGATCTTCACGAGCCTTGCGCAGAAGGTTCACCAGATCTTTGGTGGCCGCACTCTGATCGTCACTCCGCTGCGGGAGCTTGCCTGGCAGGCTGCTGACAAGGTCAGGGATGTGGCGGGCATGGACCCTGGGATCGAGATGGCTGAGTACCGTGCCTCGACTGACACCTGGGAGTCTCCTGATGTCGTGGTTGCCAGCAAGCAGACGCTGCTCAGGGGCAGGTACAAGAAGTTCACTGATGTCCGCCTCGTGATCGTGGACGAGGCTCACCTCCAGTACACCGAGCCCTGCCTGGAGATGCTCAGGTGGTTCAACGCCAATGGTGCCACAGTCATCGGGTACACCGCCACGCCATTCCTTATGGACGGGCGGGCCATGGCGGATTACTACCAGCCCTCGGTGAACTACGACATCCAGTGGGCAATCAATGAAGGCTGGGCAGTTCCTCCTGTGTGCAAGCTCGCCAAGGTTGACGGGCTTGATCTGTCTGGCGTGAAGCTGTCGATGGGGGATTTCAATCAGGCCCAACTGAATGCCGCAGTGGAGAAGGAGGCCAGCCTCCATCGCATCGCTCTCATCACGAGCAAGGAGATGAAGGGGCCGACCGTCGTGTTCACTCCCTCGGTTGCGTCGGCCAAGGGCGTGGCTCACTACCTCGCCAACAACTACGACATCAAGGCCGAGGTGGTGTGGGGCAAGCAGCCCGAGGAGGAGCGGCAGCTAGCCATCCGCAGGTTCAAGAACAACGAGTCCCAGGTGCTGGTGAACTGTGCGGTGGTCGCCGTTGGATTCGATCACCCCGCCATCCAGACCATGATCCTTGCCAGGCCAACCCGCTCTCGATCTTTCTGGCTCCAGTGCGTTGGCCGGGCAACGAGGCCTCTGGCTGGGACCGTAGACTTCGAGGGCTCGACGGCAGAGAGCAGGAGGGCTGCCATTGCCGCCAGCGAGAAGCCGCACTTCCAGATCATCGACTGCACGGACGCATCGCTGGATCACAGGCTCATCACCTCGGTAGACATGTTCGTCACCGACAAGGACTGCGAGGTGAAGAAGGCCGTGAAGAAGGCGATGTGCGAGGGAGACAAGCCGCTCACCCAGGAAGAGATCGACGCCCTGGCCCAGGCCGAGCTTGAACGCAGAGTCATTGCCGAGGAGATCCAGAAGCGGCGAGAGGCCATGCGTGGCCGTGCCGATGGGGTTGTCTCAACCGAGGAGTTTGAGCTAGGATCTGACGGCAAGAGGACAGTTGGTACATACCGCAATCCGCTCCGTGGCAAGTACGGCGGCGTGAGAATGTGCGACCTTCCTCCATGGTATCTGAAGTGGGGTGCCGACAACCCCAGCCTGAAGCATTGGATTCGTGCCACCTACAGAAAGGAGATTGACCGTCGTGCCAAACAAAGACGGGCTTTTGCCTGAGACGATTGAGTTGATTACCGAGACGTTCGATGTCTCGCATGCGTTCCCTGTTACCTACCTACCCGTTGAGAGAAAGAAGAATGGATTCTTCCACCGACTGTGGCTTCGTCTTGCGGCATGCCTTGGCCTACGCTCACGACATCTTGAGGATGGTCGTGGTGAACAAGGTGACGGCGATAGTGTGCGCCAGGAAGTTGGGGCTGGACCCGGACCAAGTGCTGGGGGTTGCACACTTGCTGTCCAAATTGGGGCTGGTGCCTTCAAGGGAGAGGCTGGCTCTGGTGGCGATGCGTGACCCAGGACTGGACGACTCCGACATCGCAGAGATCTTCTCGGAGGATGAGTCCTGGGCTGCTGCGGTGAGGGCTGACGCCGCCCGCATCAAGGCAGAGGAGCCAATCGACTGGAGACTTGAGACGCTGAGGGGGTACTACTACCTAGAGGATCTTCCGCCAGACGAGTTGTACAGGGAGGCCGAGGCTGTGCGTAGTAAGCGTGTGCAGCCGAGGTTCAATGGCACGATGTGGGATCTCGTGAGGCTACGGGCGTTCTCGTGGAATGGCAGGAAGGGCGCTTTCCAGTCACTTTGTTTCCCGGATGTTGTATGAACCGCGACGACTTCATTGAGTTCATGATTGCCATTGCTGTGTCCGCACTCGCCATAGCCTTTGCTTCTATGGAGTGGTGACATGGCCAAGTCTGGCACTCGTGTTGGTGACATGTACGAGAGTCTGCTCTCGGCGTTCACTGGACTAGGGGGGGATCGGCGGGCCTGTCCGTTCGACGCCCCCGGCTACGAGTACGATGGTCCGGAGATCTCATGGCTAGGAACAAAGCCAGCGATGGCAGCAGATCTACCCTCTCTGCGTTTGCTCTGGAGTTCACGCGATGCGCGGCCTGCTGGGAAACCCAGTGCTGGAAAGGAATGCACATCCACCATCTTGTCGGAGGAGCCGGGCGAAAGCACGACCGTCGTAACCTGCTCAGGCTATGCGGCAACTGTCATGACTGTCTCCACCAGGGGCCGCCAGCCGGTCAGCCCGACCTGACGAAGGGGATGATGTTGTGGTGCAAGCAGCAGGAGGATCCAGAGTATTACGATCCCGTGTTCCTGGCTGGGCTTGTCCATAGGAAGTGGCTTGGTTATGATCCCGAGCCGCTGGATGAGTGGTACATCTCACGGAGGAAGTGATGGGCAAGATGTCCAGGGAGAAGGGCAAGGCCGGGGAGCGTGAGGCTGCCGGTGAGTGGGCCAAGGCGTTCGGCGGCACGGCCAGGCGAGGGGTGCAGTTCCAGGGGTCTAAGGATTCCCCCGACATCGTCACCGACCATGCCAACATTCACATCGAGGTGAAGCGGTGCGAGTCTGGCAGCCTGTACCTGTGGCTGGCCCAGGCCAAGTTCGACTGCGGCGGGAAAATCCCAGTGGTTTTACACAGAAAGAACAAGAAGAAATGGGTGGTCATCATGGAGCTTGATGACGCGCCTGCTTTTGTGCGGGAAATCTCGGGAGATACAGAGATTCTGTAGCATTTGCAAGGTTTGTGGGACACTTGTATAGTGACGCCCCACAACCTTACGAAAGCGAGAGTCTCATGACGATCTGGGAAAAGCTGCGGCTGCTTCAGGAGTGGTCGCCGGTCCTGTCCATTGCCCAGGAATACCTGGCCGAGAAGGACGCCCACAAGAAGGCCATCATCGTGGCTGACGCGGCCGAGTGGCTGACCTCCAAGACCACGACCAAGATCGATGACCGCATTGTATCCCGCCTGGCTGCCGTCCTCAAGACGCCGCAGGGCGAAGACCTTCTCCGGGAGATTGTTGCCATTGCTGGTGAGCTTGGGCAACCGGAGGTGCCGAAATGAAAGAGGCTATCGAACTTGCCCTCCAGGTTGGTATTGGCCTGGCCTTCGCCGCGTACGGCCTTTATTCCCTCGGTAAAGCGTACCTGCCAAAGCTGAGGCCCGCCAGTCCACCCAGCCTGGAGGGCGGCCCTACACCAGAGGAGGATCGCCACACGGTCCTCGCCATCCAGGGCAGGCTGACTGCTGCTGGCAACACCAAGGCGGCTAAGACTGCGTACACCTTGATCGGTGAGATGCTGGACCCTGGCAAATGAAACCGTGGCTGTTCATCTTCGGCGGGTTGATCATGGCGTTCGGCCTGCCGGACCTGCCAGAGATCCCGTCGTGGGTGGTGGCCCAGCCGGTGGCCGACAGAGTGGTGCTGGTATACGAGAAGAACGACCATGTCGTGGCCTCGGGCGTCAAGGCCGGGCTCAATGCACTGAACCGTGCCGGGGTGCAGGCCACCATGTTCGAGGTGGACAACACCGATGGCGATGGCGATGTGCCAGAGCAGTACAAGCTGCCCCTTGAGGCGGCCAAGAAGGCTGGCCTCCCGGCCCTGGTTGTGATGAGTGGGGGCAAGGTGCTTCGGGTGGTGGTCGGCCCGAAGACGCAGGATCAGGTGGAGGAGGCGACCCGATGAACTCCTTTGAGGTCATTGATCCACGGCTGGTCGATGTTCGTCTGCCTGAGCATGACGGCTACCCAGAGGAGCTAGCTAAGGGCGACACTCAGGATGTCCTCATGGATGTCTGCGGTGACGCTGCTCGTTCGTTCCCTCAGTCACTGTGGATCGAGCCGAGGGACTGGGCCGACAAGGCAGCCGACAACGACCGGCACAAGACCTGGCCGGTCAACTACATCGACCGCTTCACGAACCAGTCGCCCAGCCATGAGTGCGTGTACCATTCCGCATCAAGCGGGCTGGCCTCATGTTGGAACCGACAGCGCGGGATCATCTACCCTGATGGTCCGAAGAAAGAGTTCCGCTACCCTGAGTCGGGGAAGTTCCAGTCGATCTGGTTCTCGCCACTCTCGGGCTACAGCCCGGCAAATCCCCGACAGTGGGGTGGCTCTTCCGTTCGCGGTTCACTGGAGCGGCTGACCAAGCACGGCCTGCTGCCCGACAAGATTCAACCAGGCGAGTACGGATTCAAGCACACCCTTCAGGGAACCAGCGGCAAGGGCAACCTGAACCAGAGCGGTGGCGAGTGGGTTCGCGAGCGTGATTTCCCGGAGGGGTGGGAGCAAACCGCCAAGATGTTCCGGGTGAAGGAGGCGGTGTTCGCTGACTCCTGGGAGCAGGCGGTCTGCCTTGTGCTGCACGGCATCGCCTACCACGTTGGCCGTGACGGGCATGCCGTCCCGTGGATGCGATACCTGCCCGGCCAGGGCATGGAATACCCCGACAGCTACGACGTATTCCGCTACGACTCCATGCGAACAGTGCAGCGGGCGTGGAGCAGCGGATACGGGATCATCTCAATGACCCAGCCCGACGATTACTCCAAGCCAGGAGAGTAAGCATGAGCCCCAATCGTATGCGGACAGCCTCACTTTTCGTTGCTTTTCTGATATGCGTGGGGCAAGTAATCGCCGCCTGCCCTAACTGCGAAGACGGCATGGTGCGGGCTGGCCGGATCCTCTATCCCTGCCCTCTCTGCTGTGGGGAAAATGAATCAGATTTCCCACACGGGCTGAAAGAAAAAGGCACCAGTATTCCTGACAAAAAGCCTGACACTTCTGAACAAGTACAGGCAGTTCTATCCCCCGAGGAGTCGGTGGTTCGCATCGTGTCGGAGAACAAGGACTCCACCTCATATGGGTCTGGCGTGGTGGTGATGTACGAGGGGCAGGTGCTTGTGCTGACGGCGCGGCATGTGGTGTTCGACGACGACACGACCGAGGGTTTCAAGCACACGGTCCACTACCAGGACGGCACCACCTCCCCGGCCAGGCTGGTCAAGGACAACTCGCCCTTCGATGTCGCCGCCCTGGAGGTGGATGTGGTCGCTGCCCCGGCCCTGGTCGTGGCCGAGAAGGCTCCAGCCCTGGGTGAGAAGGTCACTATTGTGGGGTACGGAAGCCACGGTTCACGCAGGAGGGCCGCTAGCGGCCGCGTAGACGGGCGATGGAAGCCGGTGGGCAATCAGCCCATGGACAGGTTCTCCTCGTCTGTAGGGGCACGGCAGGGGGATTCTGGTGGGCCTGTGTTCAGTGAAGATGGGAAGGTTGTAGGGATCCTGTCGTCCTCGGATGGAGGCAGGACATGGTCAACCAACTGTGAACGTATACGCAAGATCCTCGCCGGGGAGGAGAGCAAGCAGGCTGCCTGCCCAGATGGAAAGTGCAGAAAGCGATGACACTTCGGGATGCCAAGGACGGCGCCTGGGAATCCCTGTCGCATGCCCCTGTCCGGCGGTATCTGCTGGGCCGTGATCGCTGCGACCGGCTGGTTCGTATCGCCATGGAGACGGTGAACGGCGGGGAGTTCGTGGCTGCCGGATTCAACACCGCCAACGGCAGGGAGATCTGCCAGTCCATCGAGGAGCGGGTTGCCGCCAGCTACACCGAGCGGTGCAGCGGCGTGTTCACAACGCTCATCTTGTCCTGGGCCATTCAAGCAATTGTTCAGTACCTCATTCGGCGTTGGTGGAAGGAGATAACGTGACAGCGTGGCAAGCACAGACACTTCGCGAACTCAAGGACATCGCGATTCGGGTCGGTGTCCCAGGCGTTGCGCTCGGGTTTGTCTTGTATGTCGTGACCCTGGCGGGCGGGAAGTTGCACGACTCGGTGCTGGTTCCGTTTGTCGAGACATTCCGCGATGCATCGAGAGACACCCAGGAGTCCCTGAAGATCTCAGCCAAGGCGCAAGAGAGGCATGCTGATGCCGAGGAGACTCAGGCCAAGAGCATGGCCGTGATGGCAGAGCAGGCCGAGGTGCAGACTGAGATCCTGCGAGCCATGGCGAACGACGCACGCGCACACAAGGAAGCGATCACCGAGATGAACAAGGCGCTGCTTGAACTGCGAGAGGCGATCAAACCTTGAGAAGCGATGTCGTCAACCACTTCCTGTCTGCGGAGGCTGACCCGCTGATCCGGCTGTCCGTCACGATGGACGGCCACACCTACATCTACCAGTACCGCCGATGCCAAACTCCTCTCATGCGAGAGGCACTGAAGAATCACGTTGAGCTTGGGAAGACAGACCCCTACGCTAGCCTCATCTTACTGCGGATGATGAAGCAGTGTGAATCCCAGTGAGATAAAATGCCAAGAGGACAGAGGCTTACCAAGCACCGCCGTGAACTCGTTGAAGAATGGGCCTGGCTCGCCAGACAGATGGCAAGGTACTTCGTCCAACGCCGAGAGCGGTGGCAGAGGGAACTGTTCATCCCCGACCTAGAGGCAGAGGGCTACCTCGCGATCTGCAAGGCGGCTCGCACCTACGACAAGAAGCGGCTGCCGTACCCGAAGAGGTACTTCGTTCGTGCCGCCCTGAACTCCATGTTCCGGTGGATCAAGAAAGAAACCAGGGCTCCAGGTGAGTGGAAGGTTTCCCTTGAGGAGGCAGAGGATCTGCTCCCCATGTTCGAGCATCCAGACTACCTGTCCCTAGCAATCGAAGACCTGGACGAATGCGACCAGGAGATTGCCGAGGACAGGTTCAAAGAGGGATGTACTCTTCGGACAATCGCGGATCGCCATTCGATCTCAACTCGGCTAGCTTCTCTGCGTAGTCGCGAGATTGCCAAAAGGCTTGCGGAAGCCTTGGGTACCCAGCTACCGCCGCCCGACGAAGCCATGCCAACTCGGAGGAGTGGTAGTACTTGCCGCCCCCGCCGCTCTTCGGCTTCACGATCTTCCTCTTCACGCAAAAGTTGAAGCAGATGTCAGCCCACGAGAAGCCTTGCTCTCGCATGGCTATCACCAGGCGCCCAGTCTCTCGCTCCGCTTCGCACTTAGCCCACCCCTTCAGCCTGCCCTTGCTGTCACGGGTCACGACCCATCCATACGGGCGGGTCAGGGCATACGGCTTGCCAGACTTGGCCTTGTGTGCGTAGATCTCTTTCTTCCTGGCTGAGTGCAGGTCGGATTCCAACTCCGCACCCACTGCCATGTACCCCAGGATGGCCCGGCCATAGGGGGTACTCATGTCCACGTTCATGTCGAGGAGGTGGGCGGTGATGCCCAGATCCCACCATGTCTGGAACCTGCCGATGCACTCCGCTGCCCGGCGAAAGCCACGGCTGATCGATGTGAAGAACACATGATCTCCGGGCTGGAGATCCTCGCACAATCTCTTGCCCTCTGGACGCATATGCAGGGGGGTTGAGCGGGCAGACACATCCTCGTCAACGTACATGCTGACCGGCATGCCAAGTGCCTTGCCAGCCTCGATGAGCCTGGCCTGCTGTGCCTCAAGCGAGTTCTCCTGCCGGTCAGTCGAGACTCGGACATAGCACCTAGCTGTCGGCATCTTTCGGCCCCCATGAGTTGTCGAGTTCAGCGAGCATGGCGCTGATTGCCTGGCTGAACGACGGTGTGTCGGCCAGCTTCTCTCCCACTTCGATGTCGTCCCTGTTTCCGATCACCTCCCCATATCGCAGCACCCTGCCGCTCTCATAGAGGTGAGCGAACGATGGCTCCAGGTTTTCAAACTGCTCCTCCTTGACGATGGCCCCGCCATCCTCTGGGCTGCCGACCAGCAGGAAGTCCTCACCCTTGAACTTGATCTTGTACATCGTCCCTCCAAAGTGAAAGCCACCGCCGGGTCTTACGGACAGGTAGGTTGTGGCCTGCCCGGCAGTGGCTAAGTGTCAGTCAATACCCAGAATCACGATCAACGCAATAGCTGCGATGATGAACTCAAACCATTCGCCCATGTCGCACCCCACTAGAAAAGGATCTCGGTATCCAAGATCGCAGCCTCAAGCCTGGTCCGCAGCTTGCGGACGCGATCACTCTCCTGAACCATGTGGCCCAGGCCGCAGTTGATCATCTCGTCGATGTCCTGCATCTCGTCCTCGATCAGCCCGAGCAGGAGTTCCGCATCCTCTCGGCTCATCGTCGCTCGCACTTCCATGTCTGGACTCTGCATCGCCGTCCTCCTTGATAACTCTGAACTCCGGACAGCCGCACCCACGGCACGGCAACCTATCATCCTTATCGGCATTGCACCGATTGCACTTGAAGATCATGCTGTCTCTGCCGCACCAAGGATTTCCTTGAGGCGTTCGAGGGCAGCAAGGATATCTCTCTTGTTCGAGACGGCGTAGTCGCGAGGCTTGCACTTAGCCCGCACCATCCTGCTGACCGCACCGCACACAATGGCCGCACCTTCGTCGTGCCTATAGCCCAGCATGGAGTAGGCCCAGACCATCTCGCGAGGAAGGTCTTCCCCGCCTGCGTCACAGGAGATCATGTTCATGTACTCAACGCCATCCTTCGTGATGGGGTGGCACGCAATGAACGGGACACCGCCAGCCTCTGCAACGCCGCCAGCCTCCATCATCAGTTCATTGATCTTCTTCTCGGCCTCTTCCTTCGTCATCACTTGTCTCCATTGGGGTTGGTAGTCTTCGCACCTTCGTAACCATCGAGCAGAATCAGCACGGCCTCCATGTCACCGAGGTACTTGGCCTTGAACGCCAGCACCGGCTTCCCCTCGGCACGGATATCGAACCTCGTGTACTCCTTGGTCTTGCGGATAGCCTGCTCACTGAGCCAGTCGCCGTCCCTCGTCCCGCCGATACACAAAAACTGTGGCATCATTCCTCCTCTTCTGTTTGGTGAAACCGTCCAGCCATCCGCTTGCGTTCAATGTCCTCGTCTATCGCACGCTCGATCTCCCCCAGTGCATACCGAAGAAGCACGGCGTCCGATCTCCTTGATGCCCTGGTCATAGCCGCCCGCATGGCCGCCTCAAACTCCAGGGCATCGTCGTCTGTGAAGTCCAGTTCAATGATCATCTTGCACCCCCATGAGTGAGATGCCTCCACCCTCGTGGTGTTGCACCCCGAGAAATTCGTAGCCGGAATCTTCGACACCTAACTGGTGTGCGACCGGCGTCGGTAGAGTGATGCGGAGATATCGGCCAGTGCCACCAGCGTACTGGTGTACCCTATACCCCTTCTCGTCTGGCTTGATACTCCACGTTCCGGCATCAACATCGACAACAACCTTCTGTCCAACGTCTGGTCCGATGACCCAGTCACGCCACACAATGTCCACGCGATACCCGTCCCTGGCCTTGCGGCCAATGACCCACCCTGGACAGTCCGCCGGGTGGCGACCGTGCTTCCTGAATGCCCGTGGCGATAGCTGAATCATGACTGCTCCTTGGAATCGGGTTGACAGGGAACTGTACTCTCAGCCATGGCGGCAGTCAAGGATTTCTTTCGGCGGTACTCCTCGACATCCTTGATCATGGCCGAGGCCAGGTACATGAACTCCTCGCACATGGATTGCAACAAGGAGTCCTGCTCATCCTCGGGGCAGTCCTTGAGGGTGTCGTCCAGCAGTTCGTACATCGCACGATACTCAGCACTGCCCACCCCGTCTGGATGTGAGCCGAAGATCTTAGGCAGTTCCATCACAGCACCTCCTTGTTGGCTTCAATGATCAACGCAATAGCCCGAAACGGCGTGCCTTCGTCATTGAGTTCAGCCAGGTACAGGCCACTGCTCACCTTGCCGCTGTCTTCCTTGACGCCAGCCCACTCCATGACCTCCTTCGGCAGCACGTCGCACTGACCGAGGATTGCCTTCATTGAGTGGGCGCCTTCCACCCATTCGATGCCATGCTCTTTGGCGTACATGTCACACAGCACGCCGAGACAGCAGTACTTGCCGTCCTTGCACAGCGCAAGCTCACCCTGCTCGTACTTGCCGCTGTTCAGTTCGTCCACCCATCGCTCTGCAATGTCAGTCTTCATTGCTTGTCTCCTTCTGATTTGTATTCACGCAACCTACTTCCAAGCCTTGCCATCGTCACGCCGAACGCATAGCCGCACCGCAGGGTGCAGAAGGCGTTGTCCCTGTAAGGCCCGAGCCTTCCGTCCTTCTTGCCATAGGATGGAGGTGCCAGCTTGGTGCCGCACCAAAGGCAAGTGCCATGATTGTTCGTGCGATTGAAGCGTCCTTCCTTTACTCCAATCGTCAGGCGTATGTCACACCCCATTGTCACACCTCCTGTTGGCACTCACACACTACCGGGACATCGCACGGCACGACATCCGAGGTCGTCTCGATCCAGACCTTTGCCCCGCAACTCAGCGGCTTGTCAGGGGAGTACACCACCCGGCATGGGCCGGTGATCTCCACCGCATGGCAGTAGGTGTTGGTCTTGCCACGCTTGACCGTGATGACCGGCTCCCTCTCTCCGGTCTTGGCGTTCCGCTTGATCACATGTTGATTGATGTGGACCCTGGCAATCATGCTGTCCTCCCTTCTGCCTTGGCGATGTCCTTCTTTATCGCAGCCACCTGAGTTGCGATGATCTGATCAACGAGCGTGGCATCCATGTCACGCCACCCGTCGTCCAACTCTTGGAAGCAGGCGAGGACAACCCGCAGGCGGTGCATCAACTCAGGTGCTGCCGCAATGAGGCGGGCTGTGGCGATGCGGTCGGGCGTGCCCGTCGCAACCTCCGCTACCAGCGAAGGGTCGGAGTCCACGAACGTCGGCTTGGAAAGAATCCACGCCCGCCCAGGTGGATGACAAGCCTCCATAGTCCATGGCCCGCGAAGCGGGATGCCCGGTGTGTCGCTCATACTGCCACCTCCTCCCTCTTAGAATCAGCAATGTCGCACTTCATTGTCACACCTCCTTGGTTTTGTACCCTGCCGCCTGGTCCAATGCCTCGTCGGCCCAAGCACACTCGCGGTCCCAGTCGGCAATGGCGACATCGAACGCCTCCATGATGGCGGCGACCATCTTCTCGCCGTCCACCTCAGACTCGTCATCGGTGAACACGACAGGGACAGCGAACGGGATTTCGTCGTTCACGCTCCAGTCGTCGCCGGTCCAGTAGCCGCTCCCTGGGATAGAGTTCACAATCTCCTGCGCGACCTCAAGGTAGGCTTCGATCTTCTTCCGGTACTCGCCGTCATCCTCGCAGTCGTCGGCCAGCGAGACATCGGTGCCGGGGATGGTCTTCTGGGCATGGGCCAGGAGGTGGGCAACGTACTTGCCGTTCTCGTAGCTCACGCTCACTGCCTCAATACCCTGCTGCCCGCAGGGCTCAAGGTCTGCGTCCTTGCCGGTGACGCAGCAATCAATGCGAGGCCAGTCCCAGCGACCGCTGCATGCGCCGCGAAGGGACTCCTTGATTTCTCCAAGCATGACCTGCTCCTCCTCAGGATTGTGGTTCCACAAGTGGATGTCGGGGTCAAGATGGTCTTCGTTCATGCTGTCCTCCCTTCTGCCTTGGCGATGGCGGCAAACGCGGTGTCGATAGCCTCCGTAATGTCGTTGTCAGACTCGCCGTTTGGATAGTTCTCTTCGTACTGGTCGATCAGTTCTGCCTTTGCTATCCGCAGTGCCTCCAACAGGTCCGGTGCTGCACGATACAGCGGATCTAGCTCAATCGAATCGAAGTAATCGTCGTCCGACTCGCCCTCAACGTACCCGTCTGTCTTTGCCCAGTACTCCTGGGCGTTGCCAGTGATTACTGCCACGCTCAGGCCATGCCGGTGACTGTACACGCTGATGTACGGAGTGTTGCTGTCGCTCATGCCAGCACCTCCTCTTTGGAATCAGCGATGTCGTATGCAATCATGCGTTGCAGTTCCTTTGCCACCGCAGACATGAACTTCGCCCTGGTGTAGACGTTCGCGTTGGTTGATAGACCCACCCATCGGGTGAGCAATGCCCGCATCTGTGCTGGGCCGAACCCGTCCGGTGCGTTGAATGCCTCCAGCCCCACCCTCTGGAGGTAGAGCAGGCGGAACATCCACTCATCAATGTTCTTGTCGGTGATCTTGTCCAGCCCGACAGACAGGGTCGCAAAGACCAGGGCATCCCGTGCCGAACGCTCGTCCTCGGCAGCGTTGCCGCCCTTGCACTTCTCGGTACTCCAATTGAGACTCATTGCACCACCTCCTTTGCTACCAGCAGGGAGTGCAACTCGCGTTGCAGTTCCATCTCCCGCTCATGTTCCTCCTCGCCGTCGTCAATCTCCCACGGTGGCATCTCTTCAAGGAACTCCTTGTCCCTCACCACCGCACGGTACAGGTACTCGGCCTGCTCCTTGGTCAGTGTCAGTGTGGTCATGGTTGCACCTGCCTTTCAAGAAGGGTCCAGTCGGAGCTTTCGCATTGCTCGGCCAGTCGAATCTCGGCCTGCAAGTCTTCGATCATCTTGCGGGCATCGGACACAGACCTCCTCGCATGGGCCGGGAAGATCTTGACGATGTAGCCGACGACCTTCGGATGTTCAGATGATCCAGCCCGCACCCTGTTGATCGTGGCGACTAGCTCCCATCTGTCCACCCTGTCGTTGCAGACCCGAGTCTCGATCTCGATCCGCTCCAGCGGATGGGTGTGAAGGTACTTCTTCCACATTCGGTTGGCCGCAAGCCTGGCCCCTGTTGGGGTGTCGGCATAAGCCGCAGTGAAAATGGTTCCATCGCGATACGGTGTGATGCGGAACTTCTTCACACCGCACCTCCCTTCTTCTTCCACTCGGCCAAGGCCAAGACCAACTCGGCCAACTCCTCGCCTGCCCTGGCTTGGTCGTAGTCGTCGCGGGCGTACTCTTCGTCTGCCTCTGCAATGATCTCCCGAGCCAGGTCAATCTGGCGTTTCATGTTTGCTTCAGGGTCCATCACTCACCTCCTCGGTGTATGAAAGTGCCACCCGTTTCGCAGCTTGCGGCAGGCCGGGTGGCCCCACCTTAGTAGGTCGTGAGGGGCGCAGGGATCAGGCGGCGGGTGGTTTACTTCGCACTGCCATGCACCACCAGCCGATGCAGCCGAACCACCGCCCGATCCCTGGAATCCCATCAGACGGCGAGCAACGTGCTTGCCACCTCAGCATCGACTACAGAATGTAGACGCTGCGTCCGGCGGGTCAGGTCGCCGTACTCCTTGAGAACCTCAGTGCAGGCATTGAAGAATGACCACACCGTCCGAGGTCGGAACTCCTCATGTCGGGGAGTCTCGAACTCCTCGATCACCTCGGTGATAGCACGGGCGGGGATAGCCCCTGCCCGGTATGACCGGAGGACAAGATCGTGCAGGTTGGCATCCCGCTCGACCGTGGCCTGCTTATAAGCCTCGATCCGGCGGTCTTGGTTGCCACGCTGGTCGATCAACCGACTGATCCCCTCACCCACCAGGCGAGGGAGGCGATCCAGAACCAGGCGGGTATGCTTGGTCTTGATCTGCACCTCAGCCGAGAAGGCAAGGTTGTCACACACGAACACGCGGGAACCGAGGCACAGCCCGACCGGAAAACTCTGGTCGTGACTGTTTCGGATGCCGACCACCGTCTGGTAGTCGGTCCCGCCACCGAGGGTGATCACGCCGAACATCCTCGCGCCACCCTTGGTGATGGCAAACGTGGAGTCTGTGATCGTGGCACCACACTGGACGAGATGCTGCTCGGCCATGCGTACCAGACGCTCATGGGGAACCGGGGTCCACGTTGCCGTGGGCTCAGGTGTTTCGATGCCAGCAATGGCATCACGTTCTACGGGTTCAGCCCCGCAGTGGAGGATCATTCCCATCTCGCTTTCTCCTTGTTGAGGAACCTACCAACCAGAACACTGGACGTTTCGGTTTTGTGGGGAGTCTTCCCATCATGCACCCCCCGCAGAGAATGCCTTGTTCTCGCAGACCATGGGGACCCCACGGCTTGTCACCGCAAGAACTGCCTGGTCGTCGCGATGCTTGACCGTGTACCCCAGGTACTTGATTTCGGCGGCCTCGATCCGCATGAGATCCTCCTCGGCAGAACACCACCGCTCGTAGACATCGCGAGTCTCGACGGCGTTCCCGCCGTACTGGTTGAAGAGCCTGACATAATCAGACTTCAACTCGTGGCAACGCGCCTCGATTGCTTGCTTGAGATCCATCACTGGCCCTCCTCTTCCTGGTCGCAGAGATCACTGTAGTACACCTCGCAGATGACCTTCCCGTTGAAGGCATCAAACTCGGCCTCAAACGTGTAGTCGTTCGGAACCACCTTGACCACCATCTGCTCGCCGTCGTCAATCCGCACCACGGCATAGTCTTTCTTGTTCAGGATGGCCCGAGCCCGAGCCCGCTCCATGGCCTCGTTGATCGCATATTCCTGTGCGTTGATCATCGGTCACCTCGCATAGGTAGAGACTCCCCGCAAGGCATACGCAGCCTTGCCAGCCTCCGATCCCTTCGGCTGCGTGCCGTGGATGAGGAGGGCAAACGACCCGCCACGCAATCGGTAGGCGTGGTAGTCGTTGTGGTCGATCACAAGACGCAGCCGCTTGGCCTCCTTGGCCGAGTAGACTACGCGGGCCTCCCGGAAACCATGCTCGTCGATGAGATGGTCCCATCTGCCGCCACGGGATGCCGTGAGGGCAAAGTTTGCCGGGATGGAATCCTTACGCCGCACCCAGAACGGGATGCTCTTGGTGTAGGCGTAGAAACGGACATCTGGCCGCCGTCGCGCCACTTCCAGCCATGCGTCAAAGTACGCAAGGGTACGGAAGTCTCCGGAAACGTGGATGCGAACCACCTCGGCATCGCTGGGCATCGCTGCTAGCAGCATATCCGCCATGGTGTCGCTGTCTTTTGCCATCAGGACTTCCTGATTGGCCTCTCGCTTGGCGAAAACGTCAGGGTACTGCGCCTCCTGACTGGCCGAGAAACACCGAAACTCGGTGTCTGGACCGTCAACGATACGCAGACCCTCACTGGTACGCTCGGCCCACGCCTTGCAATCCTGAGCGCCGGGGCAATTCACCCCGGAGAGGATATCGTAGGAGTAGACCTTGCGACCAATCCGCTCTTGCAAGAGTTTTAGCTTGCTGTTCGGATTGGAGAACTTGATCACGCATAGACCTCCCGCCTGGTCGCCGCAGCCCTCGCTGCTACCAGGCTCTTGAAGTACTGGTACTGCCCGCCATCGTGACGGACCCAGAACATCCGAAAACCGGGCGAAAACCCGATCACGGCTGTATTGTGACGCTCACGGCGACCGAGTTTGAACTCGCGCTCTGTGAGACTGTTAGGTCGGAACATGATGCTCCTCACTGTTCGGTCTGGTAGAACTCGCGGGCAACGTGGTCGATGACAAGGAATTCCTTGCCGTCAGCCTTGAACACTTCCCACCTGCGCTCGCTGCCGAGAGACTCGACTGTGCGAGTGAGAATCTTTCCGGCCTGCTGCTCGACTAGGCGAATAGCGGCCTGCCGACTGATAGCGGTCATGATGACCCTCCTGCCCGGCTTGCATAGCAGCGGGAACCGTTCCCGCCACAGTAGACAACGAGTTGCGCAGGGTTGCGGACCGGCCAGCCTTTATCGGCCAGCCAGCCGCAATCGTTCGCCACCCTAGTAGACAACGAGTTGCGCAGCCGGAAGATAAATTTTTCGCAAGAAAGCGCAGGCCATATATTACAGCCGGAACATACGACAAAAATGTCGCGTATCGGCCCTGCGCAACTCGTTGTCTACTAGGGTGGCAAGGGTGGCCGATTCTCAGGATACTAAATGTCCAACTGGGCCGCTTTTTCCACAAGTATAGGCAAAAATGAAATGGTATAGATTCCATTTGACAATGCCGATACACTCCATGCGGGCGACAGGAGCCAATCCGGCAACCGGCCCGAACCAATGAGGGTAGGTGCGATGATCAATCATCAGGAATTGTGGGCCAATCTCGAAAGCATCGCGAGGGCCGCAAAGGTTGCCGATTCCCAAGACAGCGCGTCGGAAGCGTATGCGGCTTGGCTTGAAAACGGGGCCAAAGGCTACACGTTACGGGAAGCAATCCGACACGCGACAAGCGGTATACCGCTGGGATTGCCGACGCGACAGGAGCGGGCCGACCGACACGCCGGCCTTGCATTTTTGGATGACACGACGGACGGCTACGCGGGACTGGACCGCCGGCACTGCAATGCCCGATTCCCGCAACCGCCGGAAGTATGGCAAGGGCTGGAGGCGCTCAATCGGGATGATCGGGCCGAGTTGCGGACGCTCGCCCGCATCGAAGGGCGGACGCTCGAAAGCATCTACCTTGAATCGTGCGGCGTCCACGGCCCGGACGAGCCTAGCATCATCCCACGGCCATCGGCGGAACCAGTAGACTGTCGGACACGCGAGGAGAAGCACAAGGCGAGGGCACGGGACTATGCCAGTGCTAAACGGGCAGCCAATAGGATGGCCGCCCAGCGGGCACGGGAAGCAACGGAACGGGCAGCCGCCCAGTAGGCTCCCCGCCAATAGGTTGACGCGATTCCACCCTCCCCGGTTACAGGCCGGGGAGGGTGTCTTTTTGCGCGCTCGCTAAATGCAAATGCATTGCAATTGCGATAGCGAGCAGGGGATAGTTGCAACGGGATTGCAAGAGCCTATGCAATGCGATTGCGAGAGGGGGTGTCGATTCATCGATATATCGGAATATTCCGACATATGGTAGTGTAAACCTAGTGTAAACTGCGGGGGTATACTCGCCTGCGAGCGTAACCCGTTGTCATTGCTTGGGTTACGTCGGCACATGGCAGGACACCCACGATACCCCCATGGCCCCCAAGCCCAATCCTAGCTATCAGTCATTTCCCCTCCTGGATTTTCGCCCCCCCCTATGAGTCCAACTACCCTCCAGCCCATCTGCCCTCTAATCGCCTCCCAGGAGCCCACAGAGGGTGCTGTGGTTTTGTGGTTGACTCTTGTCGGACTCCTGGGTATTCTTTGCCCACCAGGAGGACCAATGGAGTGGTATGATCTTTCCCCCTACTGGGATGAGCTTCGCCTGAAGGCTGACGAGAGAGATGGGCAAAAGCGTGGCTATTCATCGACCAGGAATTGGAGCAAGCACTCTACCCACTTCATCGGTTTGCTCGGGGAGAAGGCCGTTGGATTGGCTGTCGGCCTGGATGTTGACCTGGATCTTCGGGCTGGCGGGGATGGTGGTCGGGATTTCATTTGCGACGGCAAGAACTACGAGATCCGCTCTACTCAGTACTGGAAAGACCCGCACCTCAAGCAAAAGCCGGACGCCAAGTTCTGGGCAGACTTCTACGTTTCTGTTGGGATCGATGTCGAGAATAGGCGGGCCAGGATTGCTGGATGGGCGACACAGAATGATGTTCGCTCGGCCAAGGCCAGAAACTACGGGTATGGCGACATGCTGACCATCGAGTCTCAAAACCTACGGAAGGGCCTGCCGCCGGGATTCAAAGGAGGGTTGATCGATGAGTAGCTTTTGGTTCGTCTCCAAGGCGTACCCGTTTTCTGCGATCAAGGTTGGGGACTCTTGCGTGGTGACTCCTCCAGAGGATCCTCAGTGGTTTCTCCCGGTTTTTGGTAGCAGGGAGGCTGCTGTCGCGTGGTTGGGGGGTGAGTCGGCTGAGATCCATGAGGTTTTCACGGAGGAGAGGAAGGATGGATGAGGAGTCGAACTGCGGGAACTGCTACTTCTGGCGGCAGTCTGAGCCGGGGCTGTACGAGATTGGTGATTGCCGGGTGCGACCGCCGATCATTATCGACCGGCTCACCAGCAGGAACTCCGACTACTCCGACCTGTTTGATGCCACTTCCTTTCCCGTGACGCACATGTCTGAGTGGTGCGGGGAGTACCGCCACAAGAACAGGATGCCATGATCGAACTACGCTGGGCCTGCAACTCGGCCGGGGACAAGGTTCTCCAGTACCGAGCCGTCCCGCTCATTATGACCACCGTCCCGAACCCGTGGCTTGGGGTGCGGGAGCCAGAGTGGAAGGATGTTCCGAATGTGTACGTTGACTTCCCCTCCATGGAGACGCCGGAATCATGAGAAAGCCACTTCACCCGATCTCCCAGCCAATCGGGATTCCACCCATTGGTGACATCGAGTGGTGCGACAAGGCCGGGGAGTATGCGTTCTTCCCGAGGCCTGGAAACTTCCTCCTGACCAGTGACCTACGAACGATCCAGCAGGAGATTGTCGCGATGAACGGCGGGGAGCGTGGGCGGCAGATGGCCGAGGACCGCGAGAACAAGGAGAAAAAAGCCATGACCGACGACAACGGCTGGATTGATCCCAAGACTTGCCTGCCTGGCATTGGCGAGAAAGTTGCGTGGAAGATGAAGAACACTGGGACCGCTCCGTTTTGGACAACCTCCGGCTACATCCGAGACGACGGCAGGATTGCCCATTCCGGTGGGTGCGGCGTGTCGTATCCTAGCCTAGCTCTCGGATGGCAGGTCATGCCAAAGGAGTGGATCGCAATCGAGCATTCCATGCCTGGTGTCTATGAGACTGTTGAGTGGCGGCTCAAGAGCGGCAAGGCGGTTTTCGGTGACTGCGGGAAGAGCGGGACAATCAACACGCCTGACGGCAAGGCGGTCAACCTGCACGACGTTGACGCATGGAGGAAGCGATGAAGAAGCTCAAGTACGTTTTCCGAGTCTCCCTCACTGGCGGGGCCGAAAAGCTTGTCTCCGGGAACGCGATGTCGGTCAACAATCGCGGCGACCTCATGATCCTCAGGGACGAGAATACTAGCGGGTTCAATGCCCCTGTCGCCCTGGCGGTATTCAAGACCAATAGCTGGGTCCAGGCCTCTATCGTGGATGAAGAGAGCTAGGATCCCTGGTGAGCCTCGTAGCCCTCTGGCGGGTTCACTTCGTCTTTCTTCTCACGAGGCGATGCTGTCTTGGCCTGCTCGCCTGCCTTCCTGAGTTCATCCCTGGCCTCCTCCAAGAGGTCAAGTGCTTGGTGGATCGGAAGGTTCCTCTGGTTGAGGAATGCGTCGATGCGGTCAGCCAGGGTCATTGGCCTTCTCCAGTCTTGTCATGAAATCCATGGCCTGGAGGATGAAACCCTCCTCCATCTCGCAGCGGTCCTGTATCGACCGGAGCGTGGCCGAGGTTCCGCTTGCCATCTGGTCGAGCGGCGGCGTGGACATCCGGGCTGAGAACTGGCCATCTGGCTCCACTGTGATGATCCAGGCGTGATCCTCTCCTGCGGCAGACTCGGCCACCCAAGCCGTTGTCTCCTCTGCGAACTTCCAGTCCATAAGGCTCCTCCGTGATGGTCGCGAATCTTACCTGAAGGTGCCCTTTTGGTCAAGCCAACCTAGACCCCTTCCCCGCTGAAAAGGGGGAAAGGCCCAATTCAGTGCCACGGCGGGCGGGGAGGAGTGACTGCCTTATCGGGTTCTTTTCAGCATAACGACCAGGACGTAGGGGTGTGTGCCGGATCTAATACCGGCCCGGAGCCTGGAGTTTCGTGCAGCTTCCTCTGACTTGTGTGGACTAGCCACTCCCTGGTTTAGGGCTTTCTTTAGGCTGGCGCTCCCTTGATTTCTAGAGCGGTGTGTCGCAGCCAGTAAATGACGGCACCGCTTTCCTAAAGCCTATTGTCCTTCGAGCAGGATTGCAAACGACCATTTTTTGGACACTGGTTTCGTAGGAGAAAACAAGGAGTAGCCATGGCCGGATACATCAGGCAGCAAGAGGGCACCAGACTTCGTCACGACGAGGTGGAGCAGAGGCAGAAGGAATACCGTGAGCGGATGGCGGCCAAGCAGCAAGCCGACCAGGATCGTCTGCGGGCCTTCAAGGCAGACCGCTTCTCAGCCGACAGGATCGGCGTCAGTCCTGGGGCCATCACTCCCGGATCGGACGCCCAGCGTCGGCTTATCGGAGAGCGATCACGCCTTGCCCTTTCTCAATGGGGCGCAGACGGAGATGGACGCTGGAATGGCTGGAAAGCCCCGGAACCACCTCCACCACCCGAGGAAGCCCCCCTCACGGAAGAAGAACGCATGAACAACCTCCTATCTCGTCTTGACCAAGTGGCCTCGCAAGCCCAAGCTATGTGGCCATACGCCCAGGCTGGCATTCAGGCCATGAACATGATGATGTACGGACAGAGGTGACCGATGGCTTGCGTCGGCCCATGTTCGTGCTGCAAGGGTGCGTGCTGCAATGCTGGGTCATGCTCGCAAGAGACGTGCGCTGATTGCGAAGCTGCTGGCGGCACCTACAAGGGCGCTGCGACTGACTGCGGCGACTACGACTGCACGGATGGATGCTGCGAAGGCAAGGCGTGCATAGACGATTCAGGGAACACGTCGTACACAAAGTGCGAGTTCGGCTACTTTGCCAGCGAATGCCCAGGCGGAAACTGCACTCCAGGTACGCCAGCAACCTACGACAGTTTTCCGGTTTGCCAGGAAGGGCTTGATTACCCGACATCCGTAACGGGTTCTGGTTTTGTTGGGATTTCAGGAGACCCTACTTTCGACGCATTGGCAGAAGAGTGCTTCAACAACACCTACAACATTACCAGAGATTGCTGCAACGGAGGCGAATGGAACGGCTCGTCATGCACTCAGCTTGTGAAGTTCCCGCTTAGCAATCCAGACTACGAGGCTTGGGTGACGTTCCCTGCGGTCAGCAATGGCGCAAGGCTTGTGAACATAGACATGAGATACCTCACGTCAACGACGGCTGCATCTGCGTTTCGCAATGAGGGTGCTTACTCAAGTGCGGCCGACCCTTGCGGAAATACCCTGTACGATTGCAGCGAAAGCGTAAATGGAGCGCCTAGTGGATCAACTGGCCCAATCGACATCACTGGAGCTACGCTTTCAGCGGCTTGAGTGCGACCTTGTGTTTAGCAACGGATGGGCCAAGTGCCGCCGCTGCAAGAAGGAGTTCAAGGCACCTCATGGTCGCGCTCGCTCGCACTGCGCCATTGAGCCTCCATTGCCAACTTCTGGCCCCGGCTCATGGACGAAGCGGATTCTTGAGCGATTTGGCATAGTCGCCACCCACGGCTGCTCGTGCAACAAGATGGCCAAGAAGATGAACGAGCAGGGCGGGTGGTGGTGCCTCACCTCCGGGAGATCTGAGATTCTGGGGGTCATGAAAGCCGAGGCCGAAAAGAGAAAGCTGACCTGGCGTCCAGCCTGCGTAAACGTCCTAATTTTCTTGGCCGTTCTGCTTTCTTGGATCGAAACAGCCATCCTCTGGGACACTGGTATACAGGACACCAAAAGGAAATAGCATGCTCGGCATTCATCAGATGCAAGCCCCGTTCGCCGCCCAGTTTGGCCCTGCCGCCCAGGCCAGCCAGCATTCCCAGATGGTTGGGGATGTGAACCGGGCCATTGGTGATGCGGTTGACCATCAGCGCGACCGCGAGAAGATGGCCCACCAAGAGCGGATTGCCGCCATGAAGTACAACGCCGAAAAGTCTGAGCGAGAGAAGAAGCTCGAAGAGATCATCGCCCGCCTGACCCAGTACGCACAGTAGCCCGGAGATCCCCCCGATGGGCTGGGAGTGGCTGTCGCACCTCTTGCAGGTGTTTGCCGATTTCATTCCCCGCCCTCTCATGGTGCGGACTGATGAGCGGTGCATTGAGTTCGTGGCCGGATTCTGGCCCCGCTGCCTGCGTCCGGGCTGGTACATTGAGTGGCCTCTCCTGGCCAGGTACGAGTCGGTCCATGTCAGCAGGCAGGTGACCTCTCGAACTCAGAGGTTTGGCAAGAATGCGTTCAGGTGGAAGGCCGTCTACCAGATCACCGACGCCCTGTCCTTGGTGGTCAACACGATGGACTACGACGAGACGATTGCCGACTTCTGCGAGATTGCCTTTGCCCACGTCCACCGAAGTGTCCAGTCGGCCGAGGAGATGTTGAGCGTGCGATCCCGCAAGAAAGTGATCGCCAGGATCAGATCGGAGTTGAAACCTTTCGGCGTAGAGGTTATAGACTTCTCGGTCGTTTCGGCCAGCACTGCCGACCGGCAGTTCTCGATCTGGGAGCTTCAACCAAGGAGGGTTCATGAGCAAGAAGGCTGACCACAAAGCCTTGATCGCAGAGATTGCATCTCGTTCTGCTGCTTCCCCAACATGTGCATTGCCGTGGTATCGCAGGCACTACGCGGCTCACGGGGAGACGATCAAGGCGATCCACGACGCCTGGCATGCAGGGGAGCTTGGAGATAGACCGACGACAACGTCGCGGATTATCTCAGAAAAACTGGCGTCACTTGGGATCAAGGTCGGCACTGACGGAGTCCGAAGATGGCTAAACAAAAATCCCGGTCAGTGGTGAGCGAGATTGCAGCCGGTGTTGGTGCAGAAGCGAAGCTCAAAACCGACGCCGAGATTGCAAGGCTCAAGGCAGATCTTCTGGAGTACAAGGGCAAGTACGCCTTTGCTCTCAAGGAGATAGAGAGGCAGAAGGCAAGAGCGGACAACAAGGCGGCGATTAGGGGAGTCGATCCTGCAAAGCCAGTCAACATCGTCAGCAAAGCCAAGAAGCGGACAAGGAAGCATTCAGCAAGTGCATTGCTCATGCTTTCCGATGTCCATTGCGAAGAGAGGGTCAGGCCTGAGACGGTCAACGGCGCGAACGACTACTCGCTCGACGTTTGTGATCAACGCATGCAGGAGGTTGAGGAGCGATTCCTTGGCAGCCTTGATCACGAGCGGAATCTGGTAGACATCGACCGCGTCGTGGTGTGGCTCGGCGGGGATTTCATCACGGGACACATCCACGAGGAACTCACCGAGGTGTGCCAGCTATCCCCAACGAACGCAACGCGGTGGGTGCAAGCCCGCATTCGCAGGATGCTCAACCGCATCTCTCCGCAGGCGGCCGAGATAGTCGTCATCACGAACGCCGGGAACCACGGGAGAGATACCCCAAAGCAGAGGATCGCCACCGAGCTTGAGCATTCGTACGAGCAGTTGATGTACCACACAATGGCCGAGGCCGAGCCGTGCAAGAATGTGCATTGGAAGATTGCCGAGGGGCATCTTGGCTATCTCGACCTCGACGGGTTCAGGATTCGCCACACCCACGGACATTCGATCAAGTACAACGGCGGCGTCATGGGAGTGGCCCTGCCGGCCGCCAAGGCAATAGCTGCATGGGACGCCCTGGACGGCCCGAGCGACATCACGATCTTTGGACACTATCACAGTTTTTCTTGGCTAAAGGGGGCTCGGCAAATCTCGAACGGGAGCGTGATTGGGGTGTCTCCGTATGTGAAGTTCATCAAGGCTCCCCCGACAAGCCCGTGCCAGGGGTTTGCCGTGATTGATCACGAAAGAAACGAAGTCACGCGAGCCTACCCTATTTTTTGCGACAGGGATCTCCGACGCCGCGCGGGGGCCGTTTCGTGAGTCGCGCACTACAGCCTGGGGATGTCGTAAACGGAAGGCAGATTTTGAGTCGCGTCTCGCCTTCAGGGAGCGACCACGCGCGGTACTTGTCTAGGTGCCTTTCTTGCGGGGCTGTGGTTGAGTGTTTTGGGTATAGGCTCAAGAGGAGCAAGTGTCGGGGCTGCCGCAAGCCACCAGACTGTGGTGTTTATGCCAAATATCAGCGGGGGTGTCGCTGTGAAAAGTGCCGCGCCGCCAACTCCGAAAACGAAAAGAAGAGGAGGGCCACTCCGCACGGGCGGAGATCAGTCAGGAACTCTCAATTAAAGACCAAGTTTGGGATCGACATAAATCAGTTTGAGTCCATGTGTTCGGCCCAAGGCGGCCTGTGCGCCATCTGCGGCGAAGGCGACAAGCCGCTTTGCGTTGACCACAGCCACGACAGCGGCATGGTTCGCGGTATTCTGTGCAAGCAGTGCAACGCCGCCATTGGGCTCTTAGGCGACTCTTCGGCCTGCCTTCGTCGGGCTGCCGAGTATTTGGAAATCCACGAACGCAACGAAGTCACCAGAGCGTACCCATTGTTTTGTGACCGCGACCTCAGAAAGGCAGGAAGATGAAGAAAGCTACCCAACTCCTCGAATCCGCAACCGACGCCATCGAAGACCGCCACGCCATCTACGACCACCCGTCCCGGCACTTTGCCAGGACAATTGGTGCGATCAACGCCATCTTCGCCCACAAGCTCCGCGAGCCCTTCGAGCCACACGACTGGCCGATCATCATGTCGCTGGACAAGTTCGCCAGAGAGCAGGGGTCCATCCATCCTGATAACCCGGTCGATGTGGTGGGCTACATGGCTTGCAGGGCAGAAGTCATGCCCCAGCCGACAAACACCTACGAAGAGGACACTGGAGACATAGAGGGCCGAATCGTGAGGTGCTAGGTGGCAAAACCGCTGTCGGATCGTGAGGCATGGGCTCTTCGCGAGTACCAGCGGCGGCTTGGTTCCTGGCAGTCCGGCGAGGGCGAGGAGATGTCCGACGAGGACTTCCGCCTCTTGCAGCTTGCCGAAGACAACTGGGCTAAGGGCAATATCCCTGTCGCTGGCACTCCAGGCAACGCCCCTGTAGTCCAGCCAGCGGAAGGTCCGGAGCATGACATCCGCAGGCTCAGGCAGGCGATCAGTGCGGGCATGGGGGACGGGGCTCCACGCAAGACGGCCGCCACAGAATGGGGGCCGTACGTTCCCGAGAAGTCTCCAGCCGCCATTCAGGCCAGCGAGCGGACAGACGCCTTTCACCAGAACATCGCCAGGAACTACCCGCACCCGACCGACTGGAAGAACATTCCTCCAGACGTTCGCCGCAATCATCTGGCATACGTTGGCAATGCCGATGGCTACCAAGACAAGGTTCGCAGCGGCTACGAAACGACCGGCGTGATTGGCCCCGGCTCGACTCTTGGTGCAGCGGGCGGGTGGCTCCAGTCTGGTGCCGGGATGCTGTACGGCGTCGGCGGCATGGTTGGCAACGCCATGGACGAGATCTACTACCCCGCAGAGGCGCTGGGGTCGAATCAAGTTGCTCCTTATGGCAACGCCGCCGAGCGAACCGCCAAGTCTGCCGCCACCTTCCTTGCCCCATTCAGGGATCTTGTCGAGCCAGCTACAGAATCACTCTACGGTCCGACCGAGGATCCGCTACCAAGCTCGCACTATGCGGACGGCCGGGACTTGGCCGCTGCGTATCGATCCGAGAAGGACGCCATCCCATGGGACCATCCATGGCGGAATTATGCCAAGCCTGACGGGCAGTACTGGGTTTCCAAGCCTGAGCCGACTGGTGCTGGTTTGGCGTACTGGAACAGACCAAATTACGGCCTGAATCCGGCAATACATGCATCCCAGCCAGAGGGTGGCGAGGACTACTTCGTCTCGATGGGAGTCCCTCGCGGGCTGGCGGGTGTCATTGGTGCCGGTACGGATGCGCTGTTCAATCCGTTCTTCGGAGCCAATGAGGCGGTCGCTGCATCGAAGCTATTGCCTCGAATTGCCCCCATGGCTAAGTGGGCTGCTGGCGAGTTTGGACTCGACGGATATCTCCTTGGACAGCGTGTTTTAGGCGGTCTTGGAAGAGATCAAAGATGAAGGTGTAACAAAATCAGGGGTTGTGTGTCACTTGTCTCGTAGAGGTTTGCCACCCCCGAGGCAAGTGAAATGGAAACTGAACAAGACTTTGATTCCGGTGTCGATTCTTCTGTGGCAACAGCCCCAGATGTGCCACCATCCTATGAGCCCTCTGTCGGTGGCCAGTCCGCTCCGACTGACGCGGTCAACCCTCCTGCTCAGTCGGAGCCTGGCTATCAGTCTCCGTACGAAGCGTTCCGAGCCCTCCCTGAATTCCAGGGCCGCTCGGATCTCGACATCGCTCGCGAGCTTTATTCAAGCCGGGTAGGCTACCAAGAAGCCCAGCGTCAACTCGCCCAGTACCAGCGTCTCGTTCCGTATGCCGAGTACGGCCAGCGATACGCTAGCAACGCCGAGGCATTTGAGCGCTGGCAGGCCGAGCAGGCTAAGGCCAGCCAGGCTCCCCCGCCTCCGCAGCCCGAGCAGCCGAAGTGGTGGAATCCTCCGCAGCTTGAGGAAACCTACAAGTCGTACATCATTCGCGATCCTTCGACTGGCCGCGAGATGATCGACCCGAACGCTCCCCTCCATGCGAAGGAAGCGATTCAGAAGTTCCAAGACTACACGGCCAACTTCGCCCGCAAGCTGGTCACCGATCCTGAGAACACGCTGAAGCCGTTTGTTGAGCAGGTTGCTGCCGAGCGAGCCAAGCAACTCGTTGAGGAGCAACTCAACGGCTACAAGACCCAGAACTTCATCCAAGACCTTGAGCGGCAGAACGCCGACTGGCTGTATGAGGCTCCTGGCGTTCCGAGCCGCGAAGGCGAGGCTGTCAGGCACTACATTGCCGAAGCTGCCCAGATGGGTATTTCCGATCCGAATGCTCGGTGGAAGTACGCCACGTCGATGCTGCGTGGGGATCTCCTCATGATGCAGCGTCAGATGGCAGCCCAAGCTCCTGTGTACGCCCCGCAGTACGCCGAGCCCATGCCTCCTCCGATGCAGGCTCCCCCTCCTGCGATGAGTGCAGAGGCTCGGTTCCTTCGGGAGCGAGCCACACGAAAGACCAATCGCTCGGCCGGTGCCAGCGAGCCTCGTGCCCCGCAAGGGAACATGAGTTTTGAGCAGCGACTTCTTAGTCAGTTTGAAAAAGACGGAGTAATTTGAAATGGCCGGAAACGTCAACTGGGCTCGTTCACTTGCTACGACGATCACCAATTACCTCCGTGAGGAGGAGTTGGCGTGCTTCCGGAACTTCAAGTTCTGGTCAACCATCGTCAACAACGGCCGTGTGCAAACCGGCATGTCTGGCGAAAGCATTCAGTGGCAGGTTCAATATCGCAACCACCTTCCTACTGGCAACACTGGCGAGACTCCTCGGAACTTCGCTCGTGAGAACCTGTGGAAGAATGCGACCCTCGGATGGAGGGGCAGCCAGGTTACGGACGCCATCTACAACCGTGAGCAACTCGCCAACCGTGGCGCTCAGGCTCTCGTGAAGGTTGCCAGTGGTCTGAAGGATCGGCTCATGAAGTCGATGAATCAGTACCTCGGCAAGGAATGGGTGGTTGACGGTGAGGCGACCGGCAACGAAGACCGGCTCGTCGGTATCGAGACGATGTTCGGAACGAACGGCACGGTTGACGTGACGGGCACTGGGGCGACCCAGCGTTCGTACCAGGCTGCTGACCCGTTCTACTATCCGAGCGACACCTACGCTGGTCTTTCGACCGTGCTGGCCAACTACGGTGGTTCGCTCGTGAGCGACACCTACTGGCCGAACGGTGTCAGCGATCCTGAGACGGACTTCTGGACTCCGGTGATCGTGAACGGCGTCTCGTCGTTCTTCGGTGCATCGACCTGGAAGGACAACTGCACCAAGGCCATCCGAGAGGCGATCCATCAGACTCAACGCAACGAGTCGCTGGAAGACCAGATCGACATGTGCCTCATGAATCGTCGGCTCTACATCGAGGCCCTCAACAGCCTTGACTCGAAGGAGCGAGTGGTTGTGACTCGTGACAACGGTCTGCGGGCCTACGGCTTCAAGGACGTTTTTGAGTTCGACGGTGTGGAATGCTCGAAGGACGAGGCTGTTCCGGCCAACACGGCCTACGGCCTGGCTTCGGGCAACATCGAACTCCTCAGCCTTCAGGACAACCTCCTCGAAGCTGAGGGACCGTTCTACGACGAGGAAACCCAGCAGTTCCGCTACGCGGTGACGATGCTCGGCAACCTCAAGTTCAAGAGCCCACGAAACTTCTTCAAGATCAAGACCAGCGGGTCGTGATTCAACTAGGTAACAGCAGGAGCAGAAAGAATGAGCATTTTGAGCGATCCGCCGTTCGGGCTTGGAAAGACGTTCGGCACCACGTCAACCTCGGAAGGTTTGAACTGGGAGGGGTGCGTCAAGGAATTCCCTGACGTGAATCCCAATACGGGGAAGATTCGCAGCAACCGCCGCAAGGTGTGCGTCTGCGTCCGCAACTCGTCTGGTCAGACCCTCAAGCCGAAGCGGGCTGTTGTGTTCTCGTCCGGCAGCATCAAGGCTGTCTCGGGCTACACGCGGCTTACCAACGACGACTGTGCTGGCGTGGTGGATGAGCATCTGCCTTCGACCGGCGTGGTGGCCAATGACCTGTTCTGGGTCACGATTGACGGCCCGTCTGAGTGCTGGGTCAGCGGTCAGGTTGCGGTTGGCGACGTTGTGGCGGCTGTCACGGCCCACACGACCAACGGCACGGACTCGGCTGGCACGGGCGGCTACGGTGCGACGGTGAGCGTGACGGTTGCCCCTCAACAGGGCCGAATCGGTCGCGTCATCGGAGGCACCACGGGTGCGGTCACTCTGCTTGTGGACACGATGCACTAGGAACTTCCCTTGCCTGGGGAATCGGGGGAGGGTGCTGGGCTCGAAAGGGTCCAGCACCCTTTTCTATAGAGGGACGAGATGATCACAGCAAAGCCTTTCGCCACTGGCCCTCAATCGCGTCAGCAGGCTACGCGACAGCCCGCTGCTGGACGGGCGCCGAGCCGCTCTCGGATTGCCTACGGCGAACACCAGGCGAAGCTGGCTGAGGCGTACAAGCCCAAGCAGGCTCCAGCAAGGTATGCCCCTGGCCAGCGTCCAGTTGGGTGGGAACATGGCCCTCAGCAGCAGGGGAAGATTGATCCTTGGTTCGGCGTCGGCCCGCCGCCTGCCACCAGAACTCCCGGTGGCATGGGTGACAAAAACATCGCCTGGAAGGGGCCTCACGTCACGGAGAACTCCCCGCTGGATTGGGAGACTCGTCCTGGCGGCGCGTGGGGGCCTCCCATTCAGCCAGAGCCTTTTCAGCTTCCTGGTGGCTGGGAGACGCGGTTTCCATCGGCAGGCAACTCCCACCTTGCCCGCGACAACGCCATCATCCCCGGCCGCGATTACCCTGTCGGCGGGAAGTTTGGCGACCCAATGCCGCCTCCAGAGCAGCCGGGCAACTACGCCAACATGCGGCCGGACCAAAGGCCGCCAGCGTTTCAGCAATCGCTCACGACGCCGTTCGGCGAGATGGCACCTGAGCAGTTCTTCAATCAGAGGAACGACTTCGTAAGCAACATCCTGGCCCAGCAAAACAAGTTTACCCAGAACGCCGGGGTGTTCCCGCAAGGCCAGGCACCGCAGAACGCCGCACCTCAATGGGGCAATCCTGCCAGCTACTGGCCTGGGCGGGATCAGTACGGCGACATGATTCGCAATCTAATCTCTAGGTAGTGGAGGATTCGATGTTTGGCGCAGCAAGTGTTTCAGGCGCATCACCTATGGGCGGTGACCCTTACGGGCAGCAGGTTCGCAGCGTCCTCCCGAGTAAGTCGGCCCCAAGGCGAAACGAAGCCTACGGCATCAAGCCGAACCAAATCATCCAGCAGCCAAAGAATGGCAAGCAGATCAGCCCGCTGGACATTCAGCGGCACTACGGCCAGATCCGTCTAGCCAACTCCCCAGATCAGGGGGGTAATGCCCAGGCTGCCCGCCGGTACATGGAAGCGTATGGCAGAGGCCAGCAGGGCGTTGGCGCTCCTCCTCCAGCGGCTCCTCGTAATTTTGCGGCCGAAGAGTACCAGCAGAATGCCGCCGTGATTGCCAACATGCCAAGGGGTCCGGTTGCTGGGAGGCCATCCCCTACCATCGACATGTACCGACAGACCCCTGCTCCTCAGTGGGGGCAGCCAGGGTACTACGGGGCAGACCGCCAACCTCGCACACTCACGCCGCAAGAGCAGGCCCTCTGGAGTCAGCGAATGACTCCTCCGGGGTTTTATCGCCCTGGCTGACGCTTTTGCAAGAAATGCGCGGGCACGTTAAGATCCTCCAGTGAGCTATTGACTCCCGAGCTTCACGCGGATTGACGGAGGATGCAAAGTGATCGTGCTAAACGCCGAGGTTGAGGCGAATCGCCAATACCAGCGAGAATACGACGCTCGCCGCCGTGAGGAGAAAAAGCAGTATCTCCGTGAATGGAGGGCAAAGAGAGACGCAGACCCAGAAAGGAGGGCGGCTCACCTTGAGTATCACAGGAGGCGTCAGTTAAGGACGGCTTCTGATGAACGCGCCGCCGAATCTCTCCGAGAGGCAAACAGAAGGAGCTACCGAAAAAACAAAAAGCGAAGGATTTCCGCAACTGCGGAGTATAAGAGACGAAGGTCTAAGTCCGACGCCAAGTTCAATCTGCTGCTCAGGCTCCGCGCCCGTGCTTCCAAGATACTGAAGGCAGACGGACTGCCTGCGAGGTCTTGTGCAGGCCTTTTTGGGTGCAGTAGGGATCACCTGTTTAGTCACATAGAGTCCCAGTTCACAGACGGCATGAATTGGGAGAATCGTCGGCTTTGGCATATAGATCACATATACCCCGTCTCAAGAATCGACGTGACCAGTGAGCTAGATATTTCTGCTGCGTTTAACTGGAGAAACCTTCGCCCCATGTGGGCTGCGGATAATCTGCGAAAAAACGCCAAGGTGACGCCTGAGTCTGCTGACGCATTCGAGTCGATTAAAAAAATTCTCTCTACCCCCGAGGAGACTGTTTCGTGATTAAGAAGCTCAGTGTTGGGTTGTGGGTTCCAGCGTACGGAGGCAACGGAGGGATTTCTTCAGAGCATCCAGACGTTCGTGAGTGGATGATTCCACTCGCAGTCAAGGCGAGCCAAGACCCCCGCATTGATCGGCTGCATGTTTGGACGAAGAGCGATACACCGGCCACCATGGTTCGCAATGAGGCTGTCCTGCAAGCGCGAGAGATGGGGCTCGATGTCCTCGTCATGATTGACAGTGACATGAAGCCGGACATGCACCTGTCAGAAGACCAGGCAGCGAAGCCGTTTTTTGATTCATCGTTCGACTACATCTACAAGAACTGGGACAAGGGGCCGATGGTGATTGGCGCCCCATACTGCGGCCCCCCTCCGCACGAGTGTGTGTATGTTTTCCGTTGGCAAAACAGAATGACAACCACGGCTGGCCCGGATTACCAGCTTGAGATGTATGACCGACTTACGGCAAGCAAGATGTCCGGCATTCAGGAATGTGCGGCGTTGCCAACCGGATTGATCATGTACACCATGTCGGCGTTTGACATCATCGAGCCAGGGGACGCATCCAGCAAGCCGTTCTTTTACTACGAGTACCCCGACAAGTACCAGGCCAGAAAGGCCTCCACCGAGGACGTGACCAACACCCGTGACATCTCTCTCGTTGGCATCCAGAAGCTGGGGTACAACCCGGTCATGTGCAACTGGGACGCCTGGGCTGGGCACTGGAAGCCGATCTGCGTCGGCAAGCCACAGGTCATCGACGCCAAGGGTGTGAGCGACAAGTTCCGCGAGGCCGCCGTCTCCGGCCACGACTCCTCCACGAAGATCGTTGACATCAAGCCGAACCCGGTGCTTTCTCGCCTCATTGAGAAGGCAAAGGCTGAGGCCGCTCCTGAGTTCGACAACATGGGGCTCGTGACTCCTGATAGGGATCTTGAGGCCATTGGGAGGCTGGTCGAGTCTTTCAAGGCCAAGCATGGATTCCCTCCCAAGGTTCTTGAGGTAGGCTCTTGGGCTGGTGCCTCAGCCTTGGCGTTCTCTCGGGCCGGGGCAGAGTCGGTGACGTGCGTGGACACTTGGGAAGGCAGCAAGAACGACGAAGGCACCAGCAAGTACGACCGATCACGCGGCATGCCCATCGAGGTGTTCATCAAGAACACGAAGCATGCTGGCAACATTGTGCCGTTTTGCAGCCGATCCCCAAAGGCTGCGGAGTTTTTCCAGGATGGCTTCTTCGACATCATCTACCTCGACGCCGAGCATGATGAAGAGTCGTTTGATGCCGACTTGGACGCCTGGCTGTCGAAGGCCTCGTACGTCATCGCAGGCCATGACTACGGGTTCTTCGACGGAGTGACGAAGGTAGTGAATCGTCGGTTCAAGGACTTCCAGGTCGAAGGCACAGTCTGGTGGGCAAATGTCGGAAAAGAGTAAGGCATGCTCTCTCTGTCGCAAGACGAAGCCTCTTGACGAGAAGCACTACCACGCCAACGTCAATGCCCCGGACGGATTCCGCTCGGAGTGTCGTGAGTGCCGAAAGCTCAGTCGTGCCGAAAGGCAGAGGAAGCGAAGGGAAGCAAAGCTAGAGGAAGTAGAGAAAGGTGCCGTAGACATCTTTGTCGGTGCCGCGCGAGTAGGGGGCGGGAACATACCCCACTCCCGAGAACTGCTCGAAGTGATGATGGAGTACTTCGGCGGGGTTCGCGGGTACATGAACGTGTTCATGAAGAACCTGTACGACTCGCCAAGCGGGGGCTCCCACAGGACGAAGATGCTCCTCTCGGTTATGGGCCTGGTGACGGCCAACACATCAATGGGCGGTGCCGTGAAGCCGCTGGAGGCGATGACCGAGGAAGAGCTTGAGAGCGAGTACCGTCGCCGGATCATGCTCGAAGCTGCCCAGATGGCGAAGCAGATGAATGTGAACGGCGAGCCAGTGAAGATGATCAAGTCTGACGATCCGGATGCGATAGCCCTTCCGGATCCAGCAGAGTTCGAGGTTGTGAAGCGTGGCAAGAAAGAAGAAACATCCTCCGGTTCCGCCGCCGCAGATCCCGACTCCGACTCCTGAACTGGGCTTGTCCCAACACCAGCGAGGCGAGCTTCGTGATCTCCAGGCCGAGATCCTCCTGCGCCGCATGGAGGCTCTCAAGCTCTATGAGCCACAGCCAAAGCAGGACGAGTTCCATGCCTGCATGTCCAGCGAACGCCTGGCAATAGGCGGGAACCGTTGCCTTGGGGGCGACCAGGAAATCTATGACCCAGTCGCCAAGCGGTACGAAAAGGTCAAGGACATCAAGGCGAACTTCCACGTCCTGTCGTCAAAGAACGGGGAGGTCGTGGTTCGGCGGGCGTGCAGGCCGTTCGTGAAAGGGATTGGGGACATCTATCGCGTCCACCTCACGAGCGGATCGTCGTTTCTGTCTACGCTTGAGCATCGCGTTCACACTTCGGAAGGCTGGGCTTCCGTTTTCGACGCCCACCGAGAAGGATCTTTTCTCTGCCCTCCGGTGTCCACTTCGGGCATTTCCCCTTCAGCGTTGCGGCGAGGTGCTTGCCGTTCGACTCAAAAAGCTCAAGGTTGTCTGGATGATTATTCCCGCGATCATCGTCAATGTGATGAACAACCTCTCCAGGGAGAAGGTATCGCCCTAACTTCTGCTCCATCACGAGTCGATGCTCCCGAACATACCCACGCACGTTCGCACGAGGATGCTCTGGTCGGAACCGAAGGATATAGCCCGACTTGTCTACCGTCACTCCTCCCCGCCACGCATGTGCCAGCGGCCCACTCCTCGGCCCCCTCTTTCTCATCTTCACGCCAGCCCGCTTGCACGCCTTGTTCGCTACCTTCCCGGAAACTCCAAGCCTTTTCCCGACAGCCTCAACACTCAGCCCCTCATCCTCATACAGCCTCTTCAGAAGCTCAACATCCCACAGAACTGGATTGCGTTTCTTCGGCACTGCAAGAACCTCCATTGGTGGAAAAGCTACAGATTACCGCCCTTGAGCTAATCGGTCAACAGGAAATCTGGGACTTCACCGTAGAGGAGACTGAGTGCTACTTCGCTGGCGGTGTTCTCCATCACAACAGCGGCAAATCTGTGGTTGGTGGCGTTGAGGTTGCCCGCGCTGCCACCGGCCAAGACCCGTATGAGAAGTACCCGAAAGAGAACCTCATCATCGCGGTGATTGGCAAGGACTGGAGGCACATCGGCCTGGTCTGCTACCCGATGTTGTTCAAGTGCGGTGCGATCAAGATGATCCGCGACGAGGTAACGAATGAATGGAGGGCATATCGCCCGAAGACGGACGCCCGCCGCTCAAGGGAGGCCAAGCCAGCCCAGCCTCTGATTCCGAATCGATTTGTAAAGCCCAAGGGCAAGTCCTGGCTCAATCGACGCCAGGGGTACATCCAGAAGGTTGAACTCATCAACGGCACGGTGATCCACTTCTTCTCATCGGAAGGCGATCCTCCGCAGGGCTTCCAAGCTGACCTTATTTGGATCGATGAAGACGTGAACGATGAGCGATGGGTGGGTGAAATGCAGGCCCGCCTCGCAGACCGCAAGGGGCGGTTCATCTGGTCTGCCATGCCGCACTCCGAGAACGACGCCCTCATTGGCCTGAAGGACCGGGCTATCGCCGCCGAGGAAAATGGCGACCCGAATCCGATCATTAAGATGTTCATCCTTCGCCACCTCGACAACCCGTACATCGACGACGAGGAGAAGAAAAAGAACATCGAGCGGTGGAGTGCCATCAGCCAAGACGAGTTGATGAAGCGAGCCGAGGGTGAGTTCATGACGGGCTCGACCCTCATGTACCCCACGTTCAATCGCTCTGTCCATGTGATCCCGAGATCGACGTTCGAGAACGGAAACATCCCTGACGACTGGACCCGGTACTGCTCTACAGACCCAGGCTGGTCGGTGGCCACTACGTTGTTCTTTGCCGTCCCGCCCGACGAGAGCTACGTTCTGTTCTACGACGAGATCTACATCCGGAACTGCAATGCGGAGATCTGGGGCGAGGCGTTCCTGGGCAAGGCTCTCGGCAAGTCGATCTACGCTGGCATCTTCGACATGCACGGCGGTCGCCTGAGAGACATCGGCGGCGGCAGGCTGCCCCATGAGCTTTACTCTGAGCAGCTAAAGAAGGGTGGGTTCTCTTTCCGGTTTGGCGGCACGACCTTCATCCCTGGTTGCGATGACCCGAAGACGCGGGCCAACATGGTTCGCGAGAAGCTGCACATCCGGCCGGACGGCACGACCAAGCTGAAGGTGCTTGAGGGATCTTGCCCGAATCTCCTCGAAGAACTCAAGCGTTACCGCAAGAAAACCACTCGCGTAAACGGCATGGTCTATGTGACAGACGAGCCCCAGACGAGGGGTGATGTCCACGCCTGCCAGGCTCTCGAATACGCCATCGCCTACGAACCGAAGTATCACCAGCCTCCACGGACTTCAGGCCCGAAGCCGTGGTGGAAGTCATGGATGGAGAAGCGTGAAGCCCGGAATCGGGAGCTTCAAGATCCGTGCATTTTGCTTGGGCCTGCCAGGAGGAAGTGATGAGTTTCAAGAGTCCCGAAGTTCAGTTGGCCGAGACGGTCTTGTTCATGCCCCACGAGGGTGCCGAGGCCGTTCCTGCCGTTGTGTGCAAGATCGGATCCCGCACCCTCGACCTGTACGCCATGGGGTCGCACGGCCCGGTGTACAAGCCTGGCGTCCACCACCAGAAAGACCCCGACCTGGAGAACTTCCCTGAGTGGCGGAAATCCGGCATTTGGGAGAAGGCTCCACAAGACCCCAAGTACGCCATTCTCGCGGAGAAAGTGGCCCTCTTAGAGAAGAAGGTCGAGTCCCTGGGTGGGAAAAAGGGCTAAAGGGACAATAGTTTTTCATGGAACGAGACTTTCCCCTCAAGCCGATTTGTGCCCGCTGGCTCGACTGCATCAAGAAGGCAGAAGAGTACAAGAAGGCCTTCACTCAAGACGCTGCCGAAGCGATGATGTTCTTCAGCAGTGACAGTGACGCGGTGTGGGGGGAGATTGCCAAGAACAAGTTTGCGAAGGGTGTCGGCCTGCCGACGTTCCGCATGGTGGTCAACCGCCTGTGGGAAGCCGTTCGCATCTTTGCCGCCGTGATTCACCACAGAAACCCCAACAGGGTAGCTACGCCCAAGCAGCTTCCCTCGATTCTCCCGCAGCAGTTGGGGATTGTTGACCAGCCGGTTCCTCAAATGGGGCCGGATGGTCAACCTGTGGTGGGTCCGGACGGCCAGATGGTCATGATGCCATCTCCTGAGATGATGGAGTACCACCAGATGGCCGGGCATCAGCAGATGCTCATGGATCATCGCACTCTGGTTTCCTCGCTCTTGGAGATGTACCTGAACTACACCCCGAACGAACTGAATCTCCAGTACCAGTCCAGGCAGGTGGTGGAGGAGGCGTTCATCAAGGGGGCTGGTGTGTGGTGGCATGAGCTTTACGCCCCGCCAGGAAGCTCTACCAGGATGGTCGGCAGCTTCTTCGATACCATCGACAATCTTGTCTGGGATCCTGATGCAGACAAGTTTGACGACATCCGCTGGGCAGCCCGTAAGCGTATCCGTCCGATTGACGACGTGGCCTCTGAGTTTGGGCTCGACCGAGAGTGGCTCAAAGGCCATGCGGAAAGCTATTCTTCCCAGGCCGACTCAAAGCGTCCAGATTACAAGTACCGGAAATCCCGAGGGCAGACGAACGATCTCCTTGAATACTGGGAGATCTATTCCAAGACGGGCTTCGGGGACCGGCTCAAAGACGTGGATGAGCGCTTCCGTGGCGCGTTCGATTCCCTCGGTCAGAACTGCTATATCGTCGTCGCTAAGGGAATTGATTTTCCGCTGAACATCCATCCCGATCTTCTCAAGCAAGAGGTTGGTGAGGGTCAGGTTCCAGACGATCTCTTCATGGCGGCTCAATGGCCAGTGCCATTCTGGGTGGAGCCGAACGGCTGGCCGTTCACGCCGCTCATGTGGCATGGCAAGCCAAACTATACCTGGCCGCTGACTGTCGTGTCGGCTGGCATGGGCGAATTGCGGTTCATCAACTGGGCCATGTCCTACCTGATGGGGCGAATCCAGAAGACGGCAGACACGATCATCGGAGTGGCGAAGGGTGCCGAGGAGTCCCTGAAGGCCCAGATCACCGCCCCGTCCGAGGGTGGCCTCAAGGTCGTGGAAATCAGCCAGGCACTGAATATGCCGCTGAACCAGTTGATCCAGGTCTTCGAGCAGCCGCAGGTTTCCCAGGAGATGTTCCGGATCATTGCCGAAGTGACGGCTATGTTCGACCGCCGGGTTGGGCTGACCGAGCTTATCTACGGCATGACCTCGGCATCGATGCGGAGTGCTACCGAGAGCCAGGTCAAGATGGATCAAGTGTCCATCCGGCCGGACGACTACGCCAACATCCTCGAAACCGCCATGTCGGAGTGTGCCCGCAAGGAAGCCCTCATGGCTCGGTGGGCTCTGGAGCCGCAGGACGTTGAGCCGATCCTCGGGCCGCTTGGGGCTCGGGCCTGGGCCATGCATGTCAAGAGTGCCGACGTGGAGTCGGTGGCTCGGGAATACAGCTACCGGGTCGAGGCCGGGTCCACCAGGAAGCCTAATTCCGCGACCCGCCTGGAAACGATCAACAACGCCATGCAGATCCTCATGCCGGTGGCTCAAGGGCTCATGCAGGCAGGGCAGCCTCAGTTGTTCAACGCCCTCATGGCCGACTGGGGCAAGGCCATGGAGATCGATGTCTCCAAATACGTCATCCCCCCACCTCCGCCCCCGCCCCCGGAACAGGCTGGGCCGCCGCCCGCAGAGCCACCTCCACCCCCGGAAGGACAATAGCTCTATATGGAACTCCCGTTTGACATCCAGGACGCCCCTACGGCCGTCCAGAGGCGGTATGTTGAGTTGGTCAACAAAGGAAACAGCCCTCGGTTTGCTGAGATGCTGGCCCTCCAGCAGCCTCCTGGCGTGAGGGGGACCGACAGGGCGTTCATGGAGGGTCGTCTGAACAACCAGCAGCTTGACGCCATGCCGAAGCGGCAGGCCAGGTGGCTTGTCAAGGAGGCCCTCCAGGCTGGCATCTCAATCGAAGGGAAATACTACTGCGGCGGCATTGCCGACCGGCGGCGTTGGAAGGATCCAGAGGCCTGGGTCGGCAGCGTTGATGACATTAAGAAGGTGGCCCAAAAGAGACGGCTCCATCTTCAGGGCGGGATTGAGTACTCCCCGCCCGAGATGCCACCTCCGGAGCGAGTCGTCCTGCACGAGAGCATCGTGAAAGAGCGAGTCAAGGAATACAAGAAGAAGTTCCCCAACAAGAAGGTTGACGAGCTTCGAGAAATGGTGATCGAGAAGCACGGCTACAAGCCAAAGGTAAAGAAATGAGCAAAGAACTCTTCCGCAACCCCCCAACTCCAGTTGCCATCACGGCCAACTCCTCGGCAGCCTCGACGGCTGGGCATATCGCATACGGTGTCCACGGCGGCGGCGGCATCTTCATTGGGAACACTGGCGGTGCCACGCTCATCAACTGGCACACCAAGTGGCGTGAGGATCAGACTCCTCGCCAAGCGTACATCCAGGGAACGAGTACGGCGGAAACGACGCCCGTTGTGGTTGGCTATCACCCAATCCCGGACTCGTGCTTTGCCGTACCGTTCGTTGTTCCGGTCATCACAGGTGGCACCACGATGGCGGCCACGTTTGTAGGAAAGGGTTGACATGGCTTACGAGTACCCAGCAGACGGCAGCACCCCGAAGCGGCTTCGCACCTCCAACACGGCCGCAGACGTTCCTGTCGCTGCCGAGATCCAGGAAGACGAAGTTCTGCTCAACACCGCAGACGGCCTTCTTTACTACAAGACGCCCGGCGGCACCGTGTCCTCTTTGAAGATCGAAGGCACAGACAAGGTTGACGGCTTGGATGCTGCGCTGGCCGCCAAGCTAGAGTCTCCCATCGCCATCAGCGACACGACAGGCCTTCAGGACGCACTTGACGGCAAGGTTGCCAGCACGACCGCGACGGCGATTGTTGCTCTCACTGACGCCGCCTACACCGCCCTGACCCCCAAGGTGGCAACTACTCTCTATATCATAACCGATGCCTCGGCTGGCGGAACGGGGGTCTACCTTGGGTCCACCGTAATTGCAAGCAAGGCGCTCTAATGACCCTCCTCACCGACGCCCTCGCCGCAACCCTCCTCATGGCAGGCATGTGCCTGGGCGTCTCCGTGATCGTGTCTGGCTGCATCAACGAGCCGACTTTCGCGAACCGCTGTGACCACTGCGGCGAGTACCTTGAGGACGCGGAAGCGGTCCACGAGCATTTTGCGAGGTGCCACCTATGCCGATGAATCATCGACTGTTGGTGCCGAGGCAGACCACGCACCCGGAGGCGTTGGCGTGGAAGTCTGCTGCCGTGGCGAATGGCGGCACAGTAAGCGGATCTGAACTGAACGCCGTGGATAGGATGTTCAGGTCGCTTGACTCGCAAGGGCTGCGGTCGTCGTTCTGTCGCATAAACCTGTTCGTTGGTGGTTTCAACGGCGCTCTAGTTCCGCAGGTGCGGGGATTCAGCAGATCCGGCACGCAGTACGGGAATGCGACGGACACCAACAGCAACTTCGTCAGCGGCGACTACTCGCTGCCGACTGGTCTTACGAGCCTTGTGACGACGAAGTGCCTCACCACGGGGCTCA